CTGAATTTAGCTTAACAGGATCTCCGTGCTTCTTAGCGTCTTTAATCCAATCAGGAACAGGGCTTCCAGCTTTAGAGTGAAACAAAATTGCTGCGTTTAAGTCTTCTTGAAACCGTTGTGGAAACCATTGATAATCTCCACGCGCACCCGGTCGTCCGCTTTTTTGCTGCTTAGCAACGGTATTTTTACCCCCACTACTCTCTACACTTTTTACAGTATCAAGGTATAATCTTAAATTCTTTTGCGCCGCAGGATCTAAAGGATCAATGCCAATGTCATCCAGCATAAAACGAACCGCTGCATCTTCAAAGACAGGATCTAAAAGAATAGGAGCAGCGTCTACTCGCTTAGCATTAGCTGTTACCATGTTTTTTTACCTTGCTGATTTATGGTTGCCACTTAACTTTTACTTTTAAAACTTCCCATAAATTTACATATCTGCGGTAGAAGAAAAATTATTAAGTAACTTCCTAGGCGTTACAGAGTTTGGCTCATTAACCGAAGAAAGGTCTTGGCCGTCTTCAACGTCATTTTTGCTGTCCTCTGGCGTAAGATCACTCATTCCTATTATTTTTTTAGCACTGAAGTTAACAAAATCATCTAACCATTCTTTTTGTATTTCTCCTGTTTTAGGATCTACAGGAGCATCAATAGTTTTAGTATCAACATTACCTGTTTCTAAACTATACTCACTTCCTTTAGGACCTTTGTGCTGTGCTGTTATGTTTCTAAAGCTTTGTGTTTCTAAGCTATTCATTGTTGTAATTGCTTGATTTAGACCGTCTGAAGAATGTCTAATAGCATTAAAAATATCTTGTCTGTTTTCTGAATTAAGAATACCGCCACCGGCATAAAAATCTTCCATAAGTTTATCGGCTTCTTGTTCCTTTTTTGGCGGGTTAAGAGCAGCATATAATTGATCGGCTCTGTCGTACTGTCCTCTTTGTACAAGAGCACTTAAACGTGGATCATAAGCACTTAAAATAGAATAGTAGTCTTGTTTGTTTTCTTCTACAGTTTGATTTTGAGCAGACTCTAATGCAGCAGAAAGATTAGCTATTTGTCCTGCTTTAATACTACGAGAAACATCCCTTATTACATTTTCACCATAACGTCTTTGGTTAGCTCTTTCTACAAAGTCTTCATTTAAAGAAGACCTCATGTTTCTTTGTATAGCTGAAGTGTTCAAAGCACGAGCGTTGTCTACCGTATTCATAATTTCTGAGTGATTCATCCCAAGGGCAGACAAAGAACCAGCAGCGTCTGAAAGCATTCCATGAGTCAAATCACCCGACGAAGCGAATTTTTGAAGAGCCATACTAGCACCAATCAAATCTTTTTGTCTCCGCTTTTTTTCTTGCTCTTCTCTAGCAACTCCCGGAGCAGCGCCTAACTTCTGACCAGCCGTAAATAAACCATCTGCATAAGATGGGTTTGCTAAACCTTGAATAAAACTACTACTAAAACGTGCCATTATATTCTCCTAGTCTTATTTAAGGTATTAGGGTGCTATAATTTATACCGCCTAAGATACCAGCACCTGCTTCACCTAACAGATTTCCTTGTCCTAAAGCAGCCCCCAGAAGTGCCTCAACACCACCCATGTTAGCTTCACCATACAAACCAGCCCCCTCAAATTGAGCGCGTTGATTAAGCTGGGGGTATAGATCAGTAGCTTGCTGAACAGTTAACATTTGATTTTGAGGAGCATAAGACGCGCCTAACGCTTGAATACCTAAACCCTGCTGATTTTGTCTGTTTGCTAAATCTTGCGCAAAAAGTCCTGAGCCTAGTCCTGCGTACATGTTTCCTAAGTTTGCTTGCTGTAGCTGCTCTGCTTGGCCCTGCTGCATTGCCAGTAGAGATGCTTGATTCTGTGCTTCAGCTTGAGCCTTTGCCATAGCTAACTGCTCTGGTGTACCGCCGTACATATTGCTTGAAACGCCACTACGACCCTGATTATACAAGCGTTCCTCTAAGGCCATGCGCTGACGCTCCTCTTCGGGGGTTTGCATAGCGCGTATGTTGTCATAAATGTCTTGCTCTCTGGCACCTGTATCCATTCCAGATTGAGTCATAAAACCCTGACCAAGCTCGTAAGCATTAGTAGCGGTGTCTCTACCCATTTGTTGACCAAAAGGATCTGTCTGTGCCGCTTGTTGCGCTTGGTTCATCATCATTTGTTGGTACTGTTGCTCTTGAGGCGAGAGAGTTGTAGTCGCTCCAGAGCTATCTACATTAAACATGCCACCTGTAGATGATGTAATTGAAAAAGGCTGGAACTTAGTTTGCTCTAATCCTGTATTTCCAATACCCTGTGCTGCGTTAAAAGCTCTATCTCCAATAGCCCCTAATCTATTATAACCCGATTTTATCAGCCCGACACCGGCGGCTCCGCCTATAAGACTTCCCCAATTTGGCATTAGTACGTTCCTCCATCAATAGTTCCTGTCATAGTTCCCGTAAGATTTAAGGCAGGAATTGTTACCGTCCCGCTAAATGTAGGAGAAACTAAATCTGCTTTAGTAGCACTTGACGTTTGCAAATTATTAAACTCTGTGTTTATTTCAACGCCTTTAACCAGTTTTGCAGGATTGCCAGAAGGCAAGGAATCCTTTGTTGCAAAGTCTGTTGTCTTTATATAATTACTCATATTGTTTTACCCATCAATGCCTGTACGTTTATTTCCTGTAAAGATAAAGCAGAACCATTAATGTCTGATTCTAATCCTATTGTTATAATTGTCCCGTTTCCTGTCGTATTAACTGCCTTGCGAACAGTAAGAGTGCCCCTTGAATATTCACCAATATTATATTCAGACACATTGTACTCTCCTGAAAGACTGGTAGGATCATCTATCGTGTACTCTTGTGTTGTATATGTTTCGTTTAAATCATACGCCCACTTTAAGATTATATTTGCAGTTTTAACGCCTATTAATGTAGGTCTTAGTTTTTTTAGAATCTTTATCTTTGAAGGATCACCAAACGTAAGGCCGGGACTAAAGTAACTAAACCTGTAACTAGCAGTTTGATCTAAATAACCGAAGTAACTACCAATTCCTTGCTGTGTTCCAGTTAATAACTCGCCATCAGTTTTTCTGTGCCATGCTTTAAACAACGATGAAGGCCATTTAGTAACTCGATACGATCCATTTTCTAACGTTCCCCTTAAATCAAAACAATAAGTCGTTAATTGATCTGGGAAGGTAGCTAAGTAAAAATAATTCTCAGGACTATACACCGATGCTGTAGGTTCAGTGCGGCTTTCTATTGCCTGAATTAGCTCTTGTTTTACGTTCCGACTAAGATCAGTAATAGGCATTGATTTTTCTTGTATTGTTCTTTGAAAGCTACGCAAGCCAGAGTGAGATAAAAACAAAACATCTGTTCCTATGTGTTGTATGCTATTGCGGCATATACAACCAACGCCCGGAACAGTATCAGCTATAGACATATTTGCTGGCGATTGAGCATCCTGATAAATAATAGAACTGTGTTCGCCAAATACAATTAACAAATTATTATGTGCAGCTAATCCTCTAACTTCATCAAAGCCATCAGGCCACGCCTCTTCAACATTTATAGATCCACTCGATCCACCAGCAAAATCTTGGCCTGTTAATAAATCAGACCAATAAATTATATTTTTATTAGTCTCTGTTCCTACTACCCATAACCTACCGTAAGCGCCTATCGCTTCGTGGCAATACTGTGCAGTAGTAAGAGAGGCACCCGGAACAGCAGACATTACCGTAACTGCCCCTAGAGTATTGTTATATACAAGTGGCTCATAACCTTTCTGAAAAAAATAACAGTTATCGTTGAAGTTAATTATCTTCCAATTGTTATCCGTAATAGTATAGCCAGCAGGAGTAACATCAACTAACGTAGTTGTTCCGCTTAATATTTTATTATTACCTGCACTAAAAGTTACTTCAGTAGCCGTACTGTCGTAAAAATGATGAACTTTGTGTATGCGATCAGAACCTAACTGACTTGAATCTGTTGTTGCAAGGGCAATACCTTTACGAGAAGCAATACGTCCGCGCTCGTCAATAACAGCATTGTCTGCCTTTTCAGCAAAAGACGGGTCTTGTGCTAAAGGAGTGTCTTCTGTGTTAATCCCCTTAAAAGCAGGAGCAACCAGATTTATACTTAACAGTTCTTGAGCCATTATGGGGTGTACCACACGTTTTCATCAGGATGTTTTTGGGCGTCCATAGCTACAGCATCAGCTAAATACTTATCGGCAATAGCAAAATACTCAGGAGTGCTAGTGCCGCCTGTCTCTCCACGCTCACGAGATAACAAAGCAATTGCTAGGTGAATAACAGGGGTTGAAGGTATAAATAATTTATCAGTATCTAAAGATAAATTGTTATTCCTAAGTACACTGTTAAATCTTATTTCGTAAACGCCGTCAGGCTTAGGGTACAGGTCAACCTGTGAGTCTCCATTTGAATCTACCCCGTTAAAGGTATAAAACGCTGGAGATCCTTTTACCGGAGTTTGATTAAGGTACTGATTATCAAACCACGTTGCAGTTCTGTATTCCATAAAAAAATTACTAGTATCATTTATAACATCTAGTAACTTAATTGTGCTTTGACTGCCAGTTAATACATAGCTAAAGACATCTTCTTGAGTAGTAGCAGTTAAGGTATTTCTCAACCCTGCCCAATCCCAAGCAGTTTCAACTAGGTCTTTTGCATCATTAACAAAGTCTCCTACCATCTTGCTGTAAGTAGTGGCTTGTACAGTAGTTACTTCTTCTTCACGCAATCTGCGTAAAACATTATTAACAGCATCTAAATAAGTCATTATGCAATGCTCGCTTTATATGTATTTATCAAACAAACTAGTTACTTTACGTTCTAGCGGACTAGCCTGAGGTATAACGGACGCCGCTTGCCTTTTAGCTATGTTATTAAATAAACCAGCATTATAATCTACTCTAGGTAAATTCATTATTCCTAGTGCTGGCTGTCTTTGATAGTCAATGCCTGAGAAATAAGGTGTAAAACTGGTTTGTTTTCTACCTCCTCCTCCCCCTCCTCCTCCATCAAGTAATTCCTCTGGTGGTGGTGTTAATGTTGGTGTTGTTGTATTCGTGTATATATCATCATCAACTGTTGTATTTAAGTTAAGATCATCATCACCAACTGTTGTATTTAAATCAACATCATCATCAACTGTTGTATTTAAGTCAACATCATCAACTGTTGTATTTAAGTCAACATCATCATCAACTGTTGTATTTAAGTTAGAGTCATCATCGCGTGGTGTTTGATCTAAACCGGAATCCTGCGCGTATATACCTGTAAGATCTCCTTCTTCTTTTTCTTCTTCGTCATCGCCATCAAAAGGAATAGACGGAGTAGTAGGATCTAGGTCATCTATTGTACTTCTTATATATTCTTCTACGTCATCACCAAAAAGACCATCTACTCCACCTAAAATAAGCCATTCTGGAAACTCTAGATCCTCATACACACCAGTAATAATACCAACAGGATCTGATGCTGCTGTAATTATTTGGCTTTTAATTTCCTCTCCCATTCCTTTAATAGCATCTATAGGATTTTCAGAATTTAATATTTCTTCAATTGTTCCTATAGTAACGCTTCCGGGCGAAATGCCACCGGGTATGCCGGGAATAAATATGTTTCCATTTGATCCAAAAATACCACTGGGAGAAGAAGCAGAACCGGCAGTAGGCCAAATAACACCATAACCACCGTTAAGAATGTCGCTAACATCACTTGTAGGAAGATTAACACCGGCTTGCTCTAAAATTGCTCTAGCAGCATCACCCCAATCTTTAGGCGTCATTGTTTTTATTTTTTCAATACCGCCTTCAACTTGACTTACTATCCAATCCCAAGCAGAACTAGAAGCTCCTTCAATTAACTCTCCCGCTTCGTTTATAAAATCAGAAACAGACGAAGGAGCAGCAGCAGTCTGATCGTCATCAGCAGCCTGATCGTCATCAGCAGCCTCGAAATCAGTAATAGTTACTTGAAGATCATCAGGGTTAAAGACAAAATTACCATTTTCGTCTACTTTCATTTCAGACGAGGAAAATCCATCAACATTCCACGCTGGAACAACGGAACCATTTAAAAGATCTGAGTCTCCGTTAGCTAGCTCATTAGCATTTGCATCTAAATCGGATTCAAAACGATCATAGGGTACAGTTGAAGAATCACGATCAAGAACCTCTAAAGCAGAAAGAATCCTATTAGTTCTACGCTGCTCTTGAGCTTCCATTGCTCGACCGGCGTCAGTACCTTCGTAGTTTTCTCTTTCAGTACCGTCAACAAAATTCCTCCACAACATAGGATCTGTATTATAGACTTCTTGTTTAGTTGCCATTTGCTTTACCTTATTTCTTACCTTTAATTGCCAGTAGTTTATCTGCACCACGAATACCAAAAGATGCCGTAACAGCTACAAACAATAAATATTGATACCACTCAGGAAGCTTATCAAGTTGGTTAAATGCCAGCCCAACGCGATAAACTACGTCTGAATTATCAAACGTGACGCCGTACATAAGAGCTACTACGGGAGCAGAAAGCAATAACGTAAACCACTCGTCTTTCCAAGAGGTTCTCGCTTGTTCTGCCATAAGCTGTTCCCATGAAGCTGTCGTTTGAATTAACTTCATCTGAGCTTCGTGTTTAGCTTCTGCCTTGTTTTTAACATTGCCCAACCAGACTTTAATTAGCTCAGCAACAGGAGAAATTAAAGCAGCCCACATTATTTGTCAGCCTTGTCATCGAGCTTTTCAAGTATTTTGTGAAGCATATCTTTAATGTCCCGGATTTCTCTGTCGTGCGCCCCACGAACAATGTCTGCTTGGTTCTGCAAAACAGCAAGCTGCGTACTATGAGCCTGTTGACGTTGATACATCATCCAAACTACGACCGCAATAGGAGCGATTATCCAGCGCATTGCCGCTTCAAAAATATCCATTTCTACAACCTTTGATTTCGCATTAATTTAGCAGCTTTTGACACATCTGCATCGTAGGCTTTTTTGCAATGATCGGCTTCTAAAGGCGAAGCCAACCAATCAATAATAATACGCATTTTATCCCAAAACCAAACATTCTGCATTCTATAAGCCCTGCCTGATATAGACTCATTAGGGTTTTGGCTTAACAGCAATACGACATTCAACCATTGACTTGT